CCGGTCGCGTATCAGGTTCAGCTGCGCAGCTGGGCCGCAGGCTACAACCTCAACCTCGTTGGCCAGGATAGGATTTACGGCGCGCCGGGGCAGACGCATCCGTTCGACTGGCCGCTGCCGGGCAGCCCGGCATATCCCGTCGGCCTTCGCTCCTGGCTCTCGGCGTCGATCCCGCCGGCGCCCGCGGCGGCGCAGCCGGTCGTCCCGAACGATTGGCCGCTGCCCGGGGGTGCTGCGTTCCCGCCGTCGCTGCGGACATGGCTCGCTTCGCCGGCGGTGCCGCCGCGGCCGGCGCCGCCGATCGGCCAGTACGACTGGCCGCTGCCCGGGAGTGCCGCGTTTCCGCCGGGACTGCGGACATGGCTCGCTTCGCCGGCGGTGCCGCCGCCTCCGGCGCCGCCGATCGGCCAGTACGACTGGCCGCTGCCCGGGAGCTGGGTATTCCCGCCGGCGCTGCGCTCGTGGTTCGTCTCGCCGGCGGTGCCGCCGGTCGTGGGCACGCTGCCGCCGGGCCAGTATGACTGGCCCGTTCCCCGGGGTTTCGAGTTCCCGCTCCGGCTGCGCAGTCTCGAGGCCTGGTACAACGTCAACCTGGTCGGCCAGGACCGCCTGTTTGGCGGCCCCGGCCAGACGCATCCGTACGATTGGCCGCTGCCGATCGGCCCTGTGTTTCCCGCGTCGCTGCGGGGGGGCGGATCGCTCGATCTGCTGACCATCCTGCTGCCGCCGCGGCCGCCGGCGCCGCAGACGCTCACGACGCTGTTCAACGGCTTCATTGCCGGCCTCAACGGGCTTGTCTGTTTCGACCTCTACACCGTCACCATGTTTGGCGGTGGCGTGCTGCGGTTCACGACGGCGGATTTCGATATCGTCGGGGTGTCCGGCTCGGCGCTGGTCAACGGGTTTCGCTATTCGTCGGGCGGGGTGCGGGTCGACCAGGCGTCCAGCAAGACGCAGGCGCACTGGAAGGTGGGGCTCGACACCGACCAGTGGGTGGTGGTGCTGATGCCGCGGCCGGTCGATCTCGTGACCGGCGCGACGTTCCCCGACGAGATCGGCAGCGTGCCGTGGCTGCAGGCGGCGCAGGCGGGCGCGCTCGATGCCGCCGATGTCCAGGTCGACCGGGCCTATTTCGCGTCGATGCCGACCTGGCCGATGCCGGCCGGCGGCGCGGTGCCGATCGGCTGCAAGACGATCTTTGCCGGCACGATCGCCGAGGTCGACACCACCAACGCGGTCGCGGTGCTGACGATCAACGATTACCGGTCGCTGCTCACCTATTCAATGCCGCGGCACTACTATCAGGGGCAGTGTCGCTGGATGCTGTTCGACGCCGGCTGCAACGCCGACGGCAACATGAATGCCGGGGCGTATGCCATCTCAGGCTCGGTCGCGCCGCAGTCGACCCAGTCTCTGATCTACGGCGCGGGCCTGCCGACGCCGCAGGGTTCCGGCACCTACACGCTCGGGCGCCTGGTGATGACGAGCGGGCTCAATGCCACGTTCCAGCGCACCATCAAGAGCTGGGACGGCGCGTTTGGTCTGTCGCTGCTCAACCCGCTGCCGTTTTCGGTCGCACCCGGCGACGCGTTCACCGTCTATCCCGGCTGCGACAAGCTGCAGACGACGTGCGCCAAGTTCAACAACATCGCCAATTTCGGCGGTCAGCCCTACATCCCCGCCCCCGAGGTCGCGACGTGAGGAATCAAACATGGCGAGTGCGGCGAAGCGTCGGCGCGATCGGCTCGCGAGACGGCGAAGAAGCGTGCAGGCCCGATGTTTCCGAGAAGGTCGGGAGGAGCGCCGGCGCTGGCAGGGGCTCAGAAATATCGTGCCGCCCGACCGCGTGCCGGCCGATTTGAAGGACGTGACGCCGGTGCGCTCCGAGTTGTGGCTTCGGTCCCCTGGAGCAGAGGAGGCGCCGGCATGGCAGTCGTGAATGGGGTGGCGTCTGGCGTGAGGCCGGCGGTCGGCGTGCATCAGCGGGTGCGCGAGACGACATTCCGCGGCCGCGTCGTCGCGCTCGAAGCGATCGTCACCGAGCTGCTGCGCCTGCGGCTCGGTGAGCTCGGGCCGGACGCGCAGGCCGCCCTGCGGGCGCGCCTGGTCGATGCCGCGCACGTCAATGCGCAGGAGCTCGTCGACCTCGCGCCGGCGCACCTCAAGCGGGTCGGTACCGACATCCAGGCCGCGGCCGCGGCCGTTGCCGGCGAGCTGTTCGACGAGGCGAAAGAGGAACGGGAATAATCACGATCCAACCTCGAGCTCCATGGTGGACACGGCAGTTCCGCGCCGAGAACGCGCAGGTGTGGAGCATTGCGTTGTTCCCGGTGCTGCTGTTGTTGCTGCTTGTGTTTACGGTGATTGACGTCGTGGTCTGCCATTGGCGGGTGATTGTGAGGCAACTGCTCAAGGGCGCCGTTTTGCTGGTCACGGGCGCGGGGCTCGGATGGCTCGGGGCCGCATGGTGGGCTGCGAGTACACTCCGGCTCTGATCTTCATGCCTGCGAATGAAGCGGCGGCGCGCGATAAGGTCGACCAGATTGCTCGCACCTGGATCGGGACGCCCTACCATGACCACGGCGAGGTCAAGGGCGCCGGCGTCGACTGTGCGACCTTGCTCAAGTGCGTCTATGTCGAGGCCGGGCTGATCGATGATTTCCAGATCGGCGGCTACTCGCCGCAGTTCTTCCTGCATCACGCCGAGGAGCGTTATCTCGGCTGGGTCGCGCGGTTCGCCGCCGAGATTCCCCTCGAGCGCGTGCGCCATGGCGACGTCGTGCTTTACCGCATCGGCAAGTGCTTCGCGCACGGGGCGATCGTCGTGTTGCCGGGCTGGCCGGCGATCATCCACGCCCACCACGCCACGCGCTGCGTCCGCCGCGGCCGCGGCACTGCGGTGCACCTGGGTACAGCGATCCTCGACGTGAAGTTTTTCTCTCTGTGGCCCAAAACAGGAGACGGTCATGAATGATCTCGAGCGCACGCTGTACCAGGCAAAATCCGAACTGGCGGCTCTGCGTCGTGAAAATCAGCTGCTTGCTGCCAAGGTGAGCGTCATCGAGCTCGTCGAGCGGCTTGTCATGCCCGGAGGCGGCAACTCCCCCATGGGCGAGGATTTGATTTTCCTGATCGATCGCGAGCTCGGGCGCCTCGCCAAGGAAAGAGAGGTGCAAGAAGCGAAGAACGCGAACAGGGTGTCGGAAGGCGCTAAAGGCGAGACGGGTATCTACGAGCCGCTCGTACCGCGGCGGAGCTGAAGATGGGCCCGCGGGTCAAGCCCGCGGGTGACCCCGGTGAGGGTGGCAAGGGGAGTGCTGTGATGACCGAAGCGGCGCCATATCGACATTATATTGTTTGGTCTACCGAGCGCCCTTTACAGCGCCGCAAGGATCGGGGCGGGCTCGACGTTGCTACTCCCGTTTGGTTGGTCTAGACTGCTTCTGGTTTCGGCTGGAGCGCGGACGGTGACCTACAAGGGCGTCTACATCAATCTTGACCGCAGCGAAGATCGACGCGCGGCCATGGGACAGCAAATTGCACGATACGGTCTGGGTGACCGCTATCAGCGAATGCCGGCCGCGGCCGGCAACATTCTCGACATCCCAACCTCACTGAGCGAGGGCGAGATTGGGTGCCTGACGTCGCACTATCTTGTCTGGAAAAGATTTGCGGATCCGGAATGCCATTTGCACATCGTCGAGGATGACGTGCAGTTTTCCGGCGTGATGCACAGCGCGATCAACGAGATCTCGGCGTCGACCATCATCGATAATTATGACGTCATTTTCCTGGATACCACAATTTCTCCCTTCAGGACAGGAGGCATGCATTTTCTGCGCGACGCGCTGCAGAATTTCGATAAAGCCGTTACGCGAGATGACCGTGGCGCGGCAGTAAAAGTGCTGCGGCTGAGATTGAGTCCGTACTACGCGTCAGGAGCAACCTCTTACCTTGTCAACCGCAGATCGGCGGCCAAGCTTGTTTCGATGTTTGAAAAATCATGCTCCGATACGGTAGCGGAGCCGATCGACATCATGATTCGCCGAAGAGGGGCCATGGGTGAGTTGCGGATCGGCTGTATCTTCCCCTTCCTGACCTCGGTGAGGATTGGTGAAATCGAAACAACGATTCCTGACCGGCGGCGCGATCACCGATCGACGCTTGCCCTCGATCTGCTTCGCTATTCATTTTTTGTCGACAGAGACCTTGACCGGCTCGCCGGTCTGGCGAGACGTGTTTTCCCGCCCGACCCCGCCAATGAGCATCGCCAGCTGGTAGAGCGCATGCTCGGCGTTTATCTGGACGAGAATTTTGAGTTGGCGTGACTTTCGGCCATGGCTGCCAAGCGCAGCTCACGTCACCGATGCCGTTCGCTCGCCCGTTCTTGGAAACTGAACCCCTGGCATCCGATGTCGGCACCGATCGACCTCAAGCATTTGGGTAAGTTGGGCGAGGAACTCGGCGAGGCGCAAAGCGCCGTCTGTCGCTGTATCATTCAAGGAATCGACGAACGCGAGCCGGTCACCGGTAAAGTCAACCGTGTCTGGTTGGAGGATGAGATCGCGGACGTGCTTGCCAATATCGAGCTGGTGACGGAACATTTCCAACTGGACACGGCCAGGATGGCCGGGCGGATGGAACGCAAGATGGAACATCTTCGTGGGTGGCATTCGATGTTGGGCGGGGGTAGATAGCCCCCATTCCGCTGCGTTGCATACGGGGCTGGCCACGCTTGATCACTGATTACTGACCTCTGATTCCTGGCAATGGCCCGCTTCCTCACCGGCCTGTTCGGGGCCAAGCAGACGCAGCCGCCGGCGACGTCGCTGCGGGTCAACACCTCGCTGCAGGGCGTGCCGATCGCGCTGCTGCTCGGCGGGCGCAACCGGCTCGCCGGCAATCTGATCGACTATTACAATTTCAACTATCAGGGCGGGTCCGGCGGGTCCGGCGGTGGCGGCAAGGGCGGCATCTTCGGCGGCTCGTCGAGCGGCGGGAAGGGCGCGAGCGACAGCGGCTACAACTATTTCGTCACGTTCGCGATGGGGATCTGCGCCGGGCCGGTCGCGGACTGCACCACCATCTGGGTGTCCGGCACGGCGATGCAGGCGGCGTTCGACGTCTGGCCGGCACAGCTCGACATCTCGACCCCCTCGTCATCGCCCGGCTACACCTACGTCGACTACGAGGTGCTGCCGGGCGATTACGCGCAGACGGTGTGGGCGGTCACCGAGGCGATCCAGGCCGATCACGCGCTCAACTATCGCGGCATCTGCTACGCCGGGTTCGACAACTTTCCGCTCGGCAGCGCTCCGGTGCTGCCGAACATCACCTATGAAATCACCAGTCCAAACCGCAACGCGCTGCCCGGCCAGCCGGACGGCGACGTCAGCGTCGCGTTCTCGAACTTTCTGCTCGATGCGCACTGGGGCGTGGGCTTTCCTGAGTTCCGCCTCGGCGATCTGACGCAGTGGCAGCAGTACTGCCTGTCGCTCGGCCTGGTGGTATCTCCGGTGCTGGCGTCGTCGACGGCGGCGTCGGCGTTTTTGAAGGACCTGGCCGACGCCACCAACTCGGCGCCGTGCTGGCAGGACGGGCAGCTCACCGTCGCACCCTACGGCGATGCGGCGGTCACCGCCGGCGAGGTGCAGGAGATCACCGAGACGCACATCGTCTCGCCCGGCGAGACCGCGCAGACCGCCGGCTATCCGTCGATCACGGTCGGCAACGTCGGCACCTATGCGGGCGACGCGGGCGTCACCTATCAGAGCGGCGCGCCGCTCACCCGGGTCGCCAACTATACGCTCGACCCGGAGGGCGGCGGGTCGCCGGGCGTGGCGCAGTATTACGAGAACGGAGGGGTGTATTACTTCAACCCGTCCGACGACGGCCAGACGGTGCTGATCAGCTACGATTACGCGGCAATCGCCTCCTACATCCCCGACCTCGAGCCGATCTACGATTTCACGATCGATGATTTTCTGCCGAACCAGGGGACCATCGGCTCGGGGATGGCCGTCGACAACTCGCCGCTGGTGTGCGTGCGAAAATCGCGCGACCAGATGCTCAACGTCATCAAGGTCGAGTATCTGGACCGCGGCAACAGCTACAATCCGGTCGAGATCGAGGTCAAGGATGAGGCCTCGATCGTCGCCTTCGGCCGGTGGCGGCCCTCGGACGTCAAGCAGTTTCACTTTTTCTGCCTGGGATCGGCGGCGCAGCAGTCGGCAAACCTGGCACTGATCCGCCAGCAGATCGCACGGACGTTCCAGTGGACGTGCGGCCGCCATTTCATGCTCATCCTGGAGCTGATGGCGATCGCGACCGTCACCGACGAGGGCCAGGGCTTCTACCGCCAGGCGGTGCGGATCATCGAGATCCAGGAGAACGGCGACTCGTCGATCACGGTCACGGCCGAGGAGTTCCTCGGCACGGTATCGGCGCCGCAGTATGGCATCGAGGCGCCGGCCGGTTACGCGATCAACTACAACGCCGACCCGGGCCCGGCCAATGCACCGATCATCTTCGAGCCGACCGACGAGCTCGGCCAGGCGCTGATCTCCGGCGGCGGCCTGATGGTCGCCGGCGTGATCTCCGGCTCGAACCCGGCGCAATGGGGCGGCGCCTACGTCTGGGCAAGCTACGACGGCGAGAACTACACGCGCATCGGCCAGGTGATCGGCAATGCGCGCATGGGGACCCTGAGCGCCCCGCTGCCGGCGATCGCCGTCAACCCGACCGGCCAGACGATCGACAATGCCGACACGCTGTCGGTGAGCCTCGCGCAGTCCGCCGGCACGCTCGCGAGCGCGACCGTGCTCGATGCCACCTCGCTCAACACCCGCTGCTACGTCGGCGGCGAGATCGTCTCCTATGCGACGGCAACGCTCACCGCGCCGAATGCCTATGACCTGACGTACCTGGTGCGCGGAGCCTATGGGACCGAGAGCGCGATCGCGACCTGGCCGGTCGGCACGCCGTTCGCGCGGCTCGACAGCGCGGTGTTCGCGCTCCCCTACGACGCGTCCCGCATCGGGGCGACGCTCTACGTCAAGGTGCAGGGCTTCAACATCTATCAGGGCGGCCTGCAGTCGCTCGCCGATCTGCCGGCCCACACCTACGTGCTCACCGGCGCGGCGCTCGCCTCGCCGCTGCCGGTGCTGAGCAACCTGCGGACCTATTTCGCCAACGGCTTCACCCAGCTCGACTGGGACGAGGTCACCGACTTCCGCACGGTGCGCTACGAAATCCGGTCGGGCTCGTCGCCGTCGTCGGCGATGACGCTCGGCACCGTGGCGCACCCGCCGTATGCGGTGCCGGGCGACGGCACCTATTGGGTGGCGGCGGTCACCACGCCGGTGGCCGGCCTCCGGGTCTACAGCGAGGAATGGGTGTCGGCGACGATCTCCGGCGCCGTCATCACCACCAATGTGATCCTCAAATACGACCTCAAGGCCAACGGCTGGCCGGGGGCGTTCACCGGCGGCGCCGGCATCGACACGACGCTCGACGCCATCCGCACCGGCGGCGGCAATGTGCTTACCGACACCGATGTGCTCGGGACGCCGGATATCCTGGAGTTCGGCGGCGGCCAGAGCGGCGAATATTTCCCGACCGGCGTCTCGATCGACATCGGCTATGTGACGACGCCGTCGGTCGCGATCCAGTACGTGCCGACCGGGGTCCCGGTCGGGCAGAATATCCTCACCGAGGGCTCGATCCTCGAGGTGAGCGATTTCCTCGGCGCGGCCGCGACGTCGTTCATCGACGTCTATCCGCTGATCAACACCGCGACCGCGCAGGGCGACCTCTACGCCGACGGCGACCTCTATCAGCCCTCCTATGTCGACCTGTGGGCGCTGGCCGCGTCGTGGAACGGCTGGCAGGCCTTCAGCCCCGGGCAATATCAGGCGCGCTATCTCAACTTCGCGATGATCCTCACGACCGATGATCCAAACACCATCGCGTATTGCCTGGAGTACGTAATCACGGTGACGATCCCGGCGCGGATCGACCAGTACGCGCTCACCACCACGACGAGCGGCACCACGGCGGTGACGTTCGAGCCGGCTGGCGCTTCCGCGCCGGCGGCCTTCAACGGCGGGGCGGGGCCCGGCAACACCCCGGTGGTGCAGGGCACCATCATCGGCGCGTCCGCCGGCGACGATCTCATCATCACGTCACTCACGGTGAGCGGCTGCAATGTCGAGGTCATCAACGGCGGCTCCCCGGTCGCCCGCACGGTCTATCTGACAGTCGAGGGATATTAGTCATGAAATTTGTCCGGGATCGCGGCCTGTGGGCGGCTGCGCTGGTGGCGCTCGTCGTGACCTTGGGCGTACGCCTCGCCGACCTGCCGGCAGGGTGGGCCAGCCAGAATCCGCTGTCGTCGCCGACCACCGGCACCGTCTCGGGGCTGCAGCTGACCAACAACTATAATGGCGCGCTCGATTCGGTGAACACCTGCAATTCCGGATCGACGGCGCCGACCAATCAGCTGACCGGCACGCCCTCGCTCGGCAATTGCTGGCTCAGCACCGCCAGCAATCCCAATCCGGTGCAGTGGTACGATGGCTCGAACTGGCTGACCCCGTTCTGGGTCGATGCCGTCAATCATTACACCAATGTCAAGATCGGCGGCGGCATGGCATCGGTCGCCTCGGCCGCGACCGTCGACCTGTGCGCGTCAGCGAACGCGCCGCAGGCCTATATCGTCATCACCGGCAACGTGACGGTCACCTCGTTCGGGTCGACCTGCAAGGCCGGGCACGTCAAGCTCATCACCTTCGCCGGCGCACTCACCCTGACCTACGACCCGACGAGCCTGATCATTCCCGGCGCCGCGTCGGTCGCGACCGCGGCCGGCGACCAGGCGATCGTCGTCGCACTCGGGGGCGGCAACTGGCAGGTCGTCAGCTATGCGCCGGCGAGCGGCCAGAGCCTGGTCAACCTGGCGGTGCCGGTCGGCACCGTCCTGACGTTCGGCGGCTACACCATCCCGGCGAATTTCGTCGAGGGCTACGGCCAGGCGATCTCGCGTACTGCGTATCCCAACTATCTGGCGGCCGTCACCTCGGTGCAGAGCGTGACGCGGACATCGGGCTCGCCGACGCTCACCGGATTCAGCGATACGACGCGGTTCGGCTCCGGCCAGTATGTCGAGGGCGCCGGCATCCCGGCCGGCAGCTACATCCTCTCCTGTTTCGTCACGACCTGTACGTTGAACAACAATGCGTCGTCGTCGGGCAACGCCAACGCCACGGTGTTCCTCTATGGCGACGGCGACGGGTCGACCACCGTCACCGTGCCCGACTGCCGCGGCCGCGAGGTCGTCTACCGCGACAACATCGGGGGCAATGCCGCCGGTGTCTCGCAGGTCTATACGACCATCAACACGACCTCGGGGTCCACCTCGGCCACCGTCGCGTCTGCCTCCGGCGTCGCCGCCGGCATGTACGTCATTTCGCCGTTCGTTCCTCCGGGCACGTTCGTCATTGCGGTCGTCGGCACGACGGTCGTCCTGTCGGCGAACGCGACCGCGACTTTCAGCGGGTCGGGGGTGCGCTTCTCGGCGTCGCTCGATGCCCAGATGATGGGATCGATCGGCGGTGCGGAATCGCGGGGTCTGCTGATCTCAGAGCTGCCGACCATCACGCCCCAGGGCACGATCTCCGGCACTCAAAGTTTCACCGGCGTCCCGCAGGGCCCGGGCTCGGCAGGGTCGTTTTCATCGCCGTTCTCGGTCGTCTACAACAACAATCAGACATTGACCGTCAATGGCGCCAACTTCGCGTTCACGGGCGTGCCGATTGGCTCGAACGCGCCGCACCTGCTGAACACTCCGCAGATCGTCATGACCTGCATCGTGCGGGTGTCGCGGCTCGAGCCCGGGCACCTGCCGCGGCCGGCCAACGACGACGCGCCGCATCTCGCCGTCCTCGCCGTGGAGCTCCGCGATGCCGCATAGCACCAAACAAGAGTCCGGTCATTCCGGGGCGCGAGCTTGCGAGCGAGCCCGGAATCCATACCTGCGGACCGGGGTCATGGGTTCGGGGCTGCCGCTGCGCGGCCCTCGGAATGACGGCTTCGGGGCGTGGATCAGGCCGCGCGCGCTTTTTGCGCTCCTGTCCGTCCTCTGTCTGCTGGTGGCCGTCATCGGCCCGGCGCGTGCGCTGCAGGACCCGTTGACGACGCCGGGCGCCCCGCTCCCGATGAGCGGGCTTGCGACCTTCATCAACAATGCGCTGGAGAGCGTCGGCTCCTGCAACAGCGGCGCGTCGGCCCCGACCAACGGCCCGGGTGGCGTGCCGTTCACCGGCCAGTGCTGGCTCAACACCACCGGCACGTCGTGGCCGCTGCAGACCTATGACGGTTCGAGCTGGGTCGAGATCGGCCAGATCAACTCGTCGACGCACGCTTTCTCCGTCCCGACAGGCGTGCTGCCGTCGCCGCTGCTCACGCTCGGCTCGACCGCGCTGACGCCCGGCGGGACGATCTCGAGCGTGTCGGGCCTCACCCTGAGCAGCCCGACCCTGTCAGGCACGCTCGGCGGCAGCGGCGCGTGGGGGGCGAGCCCGATCGGGCTCGCCTATGGCGGCCTCGGCGGCAGTCAGTCGGGCGCTGCGGCCAATACGATTCCGGTCTACCCCGGCTCCGGCGGCGCCGCGACGCCGACCGCATTTGCGACGTTCCTCAGCAATCTCTGTTCGTCGAGCATCGGTCAATACTGGGTGCAGCTCACCGGTGGGTGGGGCTGCACGTCGCTGGGATGGCTCAACCCTGTCTGGTGGGGTGCCGATCCGACGGGCGGCAGCTCCTCGGCCGCCGCGTTCAACAGCGCGATCAGCGTGGCCCAGGGCAGCGATCTGCCGATCCTAATCCCGTGCGGGACCTACAACATCGGGACGACGGGGCTCAACTATGCCTTTCCGGCGGGGCTGCACTTTGCCGGTATTTCTGGCTTGGGTCCGCCGGGGTGTGCAAGACTGAAGTGGACGGGCGCGGTCTCGGGCGTCGCCCTCAAGCTGTCGCTGCAGAGCATCACCTCCAGCGCCGTCGCGGTGCACAATCTGATGCTGCTGACCGCGGTGGCGTCGGGCGGCACGTGCCTCGAGCTCTACAATCCGACGCTCCAACTCAACCCGGCGGCGAGTCTCACCAACTATCTGGACAACGTCACCTGCCAGGGCGCGGACGGCCCGGCCGGCACGGACTATTGGACCACCAATCTCGTCACCGACAACATCTCGAACTTCAATTCGCGCGGCTTCACGTACTACGGTTCGAACGCCTCGCAAGGCATTGGGATCAATCTCTCCAACAGTGCCAACACTGCCAATTCGTGCAGCGGCGGCGGCGTCTCCGGCTCGACGACGTTCAATTTCACCGACACGATCGGCTTTTTTGTCGCTACGGCCTTCGAGATCACCGGGGCTTGCATTCAGGGAGTGGTGCTCGAGAAACCAAACTTCATTGCCGGCACATGCTTCTCTATTCCGGCCAACCTCGGCGGGCTCGATTATATCGGGATATCACTGCCCCAGTGCAACTTCTCCACGTACGGCATCAATGCGCTCAGTGGCGCCGGCGCCGGGTTTCAAGCGAAGGGGGGTGTGTGGTTCAACGGCTACGGGACGCTGAATTCGATCGGGATGCGCTTCGACGGAGGCGCCTACTGGTACGTCGATCACGCCACCATCGCCGGCACGTCCACGACGGACAGCTCGGTCGGGCTCGTGGTCGGCGACACCGCGGTCACCACCCAGGTATTCTTCGACAACAACAACATCCAAAATTTCGCCATCGCGGCCAATCTGTACTCCGGTGCCGCGTATGTGTACTTTCACCACGACCAGCTATTCAACAACGGCGCCACCATCGTCAACAGCGGTGCCAATAACATCTATTTCGACGACAATTACGGCGCCAGCTGCATCGTCTGCAGCTCGGTCCCGAGCAGCGTCGCCACCGGGATCGACATCTCGGCCTACAGTATCAGCGGCAATGCGTTCCGTTCGCCCGGCTACGTGCTGACAGGTGCCGGCGCCGCCTATTTCGGCGGCCTCAACCTGTCGGGGTATACGATGGTCACGAACCCCGGCAACAATGGCTTGTGGGGAGTGCTGGTCCAAGACGTCACCGGCAGTAACAGCCAGGTCGAGTCGGCGCTGACCGTCGACATGAATGCGACCCACTCCTGCACGCTCAGTCTGTCGAACGGCCATTGCAACAAAATAGCACTCTACTCCGGCATCCAGTGCGCATCGGGAAACACTGCGTGCTGGGCGGAGAATCCCATCATCAACATTGGCGCATCGCCCTCGTCGAACTTCCAAGTGGCGATCGGCGACGAGATCGATCTCAACAACGGCAGCGGGACAAATTTCGGGACTTACACCGGCCCCTGGAACAACACCAGCACGGGCGCCGGCTGCCCGGGATCGGCCGGTGGCGGCGGGACATATAATTGTTACGTCGGCGGGCTGATCGTGACCGGCCAGGGTGGCAGTCCCCCGGGCGGCACAGTCGATTTCGGCATCGCGATCGACGGCACGGGGCCGGCGGGGGCACCGTACAACGGCGCTTTCTGGAATCGCGGCTTCGTTGCGTCCGCCGGTATCTACCAGCACGCGTTCGAGGACGGCTCGAGCGCCCAGGTATCGTATGCGATGTACGGTTCCCACACCTATGGGATCGACACCGCGGGAGCGACGATCAGCACGGCCGCGATGCGCATGGGCAACGCCCAGTGGATCAGCGCGCGCAATGCCGCGAACAGCGCCGACATCGACATGATCACGGTCAGTGCCGCCAATTTTGTCGTCCTCGGCGGTGGCACCTATTCCGGGATCCTGCTCGGCTCCGCGGCAACGTCGGTGTTCTCGTTCGGCAATTTCTACCCGCAGGCCAGCAACACGTACTCGCTCGGCAACGGGAGCAATATCTGGTCCGGCGTTTATGCCGTGACCCATTACGGCGGAACGGGCGCCAGCGCCGGCGTGAACTGCAGCGGACCGACGACATCCAGCTTTGCCGCGCAGGGGGGCGTCGTCACGCACTGCTGATCTCGGCCCGTCCGGCGGCGATTGCCACGCCCTTGAAGACTCTGCCTGCAACCGAAAGTCAAGTGCCGACCGCGGCGCGGCGATGACGCCGCTGGCGTAAAGGGAAAACAGAATGCGTTCTTTAGCCATTGGAATTGCTGCCCTCCGGCTGTTCATCGGCGGGGTGCTCCCTGGCCTGCTCTTGTTTGCCGTCTGGACGTTCCAATCCTCGGCGCAGGCACCGTCTGCGCCGGCGGTACAGCAGACCGCGTCGCCGTCGGTGCCCCACGTCGTGCCGCCCGCGGCGGCGCCGGCGCAGTCGCAGCCGATGCGTGCGGGCGACATCCTCGCGCAGCAGCTTGGGACCCTGGCGGTGCAGAACGCCTCGTGCTCGGAGCGTGCGTCCGCGCTCGAGGTCGAGGTTGCCGGCCTCAAGCATCAGATCGAGCTGCTGACCAAGGCCAAGGAGCCGCAGAAATAGCAGCGGGCTCGGCCAGCAGGGAGGCGGCTCCATGACCCTCGCCAATTCCTGGATGTGGTGGCTTGTCTGGTGGCCACTCGCGATCGGCTCGTTTGCGCTGATCGAAGGTTATGGCATCAAACATCCCGACCGACAGTGGACCCTCTCGAAGACGATCGCCTGGCTCGGCGCCAAGTGGCCGCTGTCGATCGCGCTGTTCGGCATGTTCTTCGGCGGTCTGCTGGTGCACTTTTTCTGGCATTTCACGCCGGCGTTCACCCAGTCATCAGGCTGATCTTTTCTCGCCCGGTTTGCGATCGGAAGCCGCGGGTGCGAGCCCGCGGGCAACCTCGCTCGCCTTGTCAAAAATCCTGGAGCGCGTCGGACAGGATCAAAACAAGCCCGACGCTATTTGGAGTGCAATCATGTCGTCGATCAACTGGAAGAACATCGGTGCAAATATTTCGAGCGTGACGTCGCTGCTGACGGCGACCGGCATGAATTCGACCAGCGCCACGAGCCTCGCAAGCCAGATCGGCGCGCTGTTCAGCACCAGTGCGAGCAGCAACCCGAACAAGGCCGAGGAGGAGGCCATCTGCGCGCAGATTATGGCTTCTGCCGACAACCCCGACATTGCCAAGCAGCTCGAGCTGAAGCTCGCCATCGAGCCGGGGCTGCCGCCCGCCGCGCTGATCGTGGTCAAGCAGATGATGCAGCCCGGCGCCAACCTCATTCAGCTGGGCCTCGAGCTTCAGCAGGTTCTCAATCAGAGCTGACGGCGGCCCGCGTCACTCGTCGACGCCTCTTCGGCCGTGTGCCGGCGCGCCTCATCGGGCGTCGGCGCATGGCGGTTTTTCCGCAGCCCCGATCATTTGTGCGCATGAAAAAGCGGAGCGCCCATCATGAACCTCTCCATCGTCTCCATCATCCTCGGCCTTGTCGTCACGCATGGGGCCGACATCGCCGCCATCGAGAAGGCCACCGGCGGGTTCGCCGGGATCGTCTCGATCGGCCAGCAGCTCAAGAGCGGATCGGCCGACGTCCAGAGCCAGAAGGGGGCGCAGCCGTGAAGCTCAACCTCGATCAGGCGCTGAGCATCGTCCGCTGGCTTCTGAGTCTCGGCGGCCCGCTCGGTGCGTGGCTGGTCGCTCACGGCATGTCGGCCGACCAGGTCAACGCGCTGTCCTCCGCGTTGATCGCCCTCGTCGGCGCCCTGCCCCCGCTGGTGTCCATCATCTGGAGCCTCGCCCGGCATTCCGACGCCGGCAAGTTGAAGGCCGCCTCGGCGATGCCCGAGGTCAAAAGCATCGTGGTGCGCCCGGTCGCGGCCGACAGCGCGGCGGGCGCGCTCGCCTCGGATACGTCCGAGCCGAAAATTCAGAGGGCGGCATGAGGGCTGTCCTCCTGGCTCTTTCGCTCCTGCTGCCCTGCTCCCTCCCCGCCTCGGCCTCCCATCACCATCACCAGGCCCATCACCATCATCACCGCCAGCATGGGCGGCAGGTATTCCGTGAGAGCGGTTGGGGCGACCCGCGGCCGGCGGCGTGGTGCGGGTGGTACATGCGGCATCTGCTGCACGTGCCGGACCGCTCCCTCAACCTGGCGCGCAACTGGGCGCGCTGGGGGCATGCCACCTATCCGCACCGCCTCGCGGTCGCGGTGTGGCCCCATCACGTCGCTCTGATCATGAGCGACGGCCCCGACCGCGCCGGCCGCTGGCTGATGCGGTCGGGCAACGACGGCCACGCGGTGCGCACCAGGCCCCGCTCGCTCGCCGGCGCGATCGCGTTCCGCATCTGACCGGCGCCCCGCGCCGAGCTCCTCCCCTCTCTCCTCCCTCCAGGATTCGATCATGGCATTCGACCGCACCAACCTGGTGCGCCTGTGGCCGCATGCGCCGCAGGCGCTCGTCGACGGCATCATTGCGTCGGCGCCGACCGTGCTCGGCGACCGCCGTATCACCACGCCGCTGCGCCTGGCGCATTTCCTGGCCCAGATCAGCCACGAATCCGGCGGCGGCACCATCACCTGCGAGAGCCTCGACTACACCCATGCGGCGCGCATCCGCGAGGTGTGGCCGACGCGTTTTCCGACGGTCGCCTCGGCCGAGCCCTATGTCCGCCAGCCGGAGAAGCTCGCCGACAAGGTCTATGGGGGCCGGATGGGCAACACCCAGGCCGGCGACGGCTGGCGCTTCCGCGGCCGTGGGCTGCTGCAGATCACCGGGCGCGACAGCTACCGCGAGATCGGCACCCTGACCGGCGCCGGCACCCTCGCCGGCCTCGATCTCGTCCACGATCCGGACCTTGCGTTCGCGCCCGAGCACGCGCTCGAGGTGGCGGCGGCCGAGTTCGTCCACCTCGGCTGCCTGCCGTTCTGCGACAAGGATGACCTGCACGCCGTCACCGAGCGGGTCAACGGCGGCCAGGAGGGCGCCGCCGATCGCGCCGTCTGGCTCGCCCGCTGGCGTCCGCTGGTGGCGGACGGGAAGATCATCTCCGCCTGACAGGGAACTCGAAGGAAATGGACGGCATGATCACGATCGACGAGAGCCAGTACGGCCAGATGATCGTCAAATTGCTGACCGAGATGGGCAACGTCAGGGACTCGCGTCCTCGGCGCAAGAACGTCGCGCGAACGGCGTGTGCCGGCTTTTGTGCCGGTCCGAACCGTTTTTCCGCTCCGCAACCGCCGAATCCGCCACGTGCGGCCGGCGGTGCTATTGACCCGGAAGGCCGGAAACCATAGGGCTTTCCATTGTCGGAGACGTGGCCGAGCGGCTGAAGGCGGCGGTTTGCTAAACCGTGCCGATGATTCCTCCAATTGTTTGTTTTATCAAATTAATTCCTGGATTTCACCAAACCGGTGTGCCGGGTTTTGTGCCGACCTGCTGCTTGACGATGCGGGTCTGCTCCGGCGTCAGGAATTCCAGATAGAGTTCGGTCGTTTTGATGCTGGCATGGCCGAGCCGGTGCTGCAGGTCGTAGATCGAGCGGCCTGACTGGAGCCAGTCGACGGCGTGTCTATGGCGCAAGTCGTGGAAGCGGAACGGGCGGAAGAAGTCCGTGCTACTTTCAGCCTGCACGCTCCGTTCGATCGCGCGGAAGCGGCTCGCCACGTTGGAATATCTTTCTCCGGCGCCATGCCAGAACAGGTAGGCGCCGCGCAGCGCCGCGGGAAGCGTGCGCAGCAGCTCGTAGCCGCCGAACGGGTCGAGGTCGATCACCCGCATCTTGTTGCCCTTCCCCACCAGGGTGAGCTCGCGGCGGGCTTCGGAAAGCTGGCCGCGGCGCGCGCCGGCGAGCTCCTCCTGTCGCGCGCCGGTGCGCCAGGCGGCCTCGATCATCGCCGCCAGCAGGCCGGGGGCGCGCGCGATGACCATCCGGATGTGCTCCGGGTCGGGCAATATGATCGGATCGCGGCGTTCCTTGATCCGCTTCATCCGGGCGAGGACGGGGTTGTCGTCGCGCCAGCCCTCGTCGACCGCAAATCCGATCACGCTGGAGAGCGCCACGAGATCGCGCTTGACCGTCGCGTTGGTGACCGTTGTGCTGCGCTCGCGAATGATGCGGGCGACGAGCTCGCCATTGACTTCGTCGAGGAACAGGCCTTCGAGATAGGGCTGCAGCTGGCCCAGGCTGACGCCGTAGCGCCTGACCGTCCCGGGGCTGACCGATCGCAGGATCGAGGGCTCCCACGCATCCAGCACGCTCTGCAGCGTGCGGCGGCCGTCGCCGTAATGCGCCTCGCTGATCAGCCGCTCTTTGTCTGACTGGTATCGGCGGCGCGCAGTCGCCGGATCATCTGTGCGTAGCGACCATCGGACTTCCTGGCCGCGGACCTGAGCCCGGCCCCAGAGAGTCGCTCCCCGCCAGTACGTGCCACGCGGCGCTTTACGCTTTGACGACATTGCTCGCCCTGCTGGCGGTTGAGGAAAGCCTGCAGCTCCGCCACCCCGATCGTCCAGCACTTGCCGACCTTGGCGGCAGGAATGTCCCCGCGCAGCACCAGCTCGCGCACCGTGCGCTCGCTCACGCCGAGCCGGCCGGCGGCCTCGGCGATTTTGATTCGCTCGCGGATGATTGCAACCTTATCCATGAGCTGCCTGTGGACAGTTCCTTCGAAAAGCCCGGCGGGAGCGTGGTCACTCCCGCCGGAGTCTGATCCAAGGGAGGAATGCCGCGGCGCGTTGCGCCGGGCCTCGGACGGGCCGCGTGGGCCAGAAACTGGTCATCTGATCCACATCAGGCCTGCGAGCGGGCCTGCGACGGTGAGCCTTATATGAGGCAGCTGCGCGTCGTGGTGTTCGGCGATCGCGATCGATCGCAGCAGCTCGCGCCGTGCGACGATCATCTGCAGGCATCTGAAATTGCTGCCGGGCCGTATCGATACGACGATCTCGTGGGCTTCCTTCGCCATCCGGCGGGCGGCGGCCCAGGTCAGCGCGATTTCGTCGAGACGAGGCCACGTCCATGACCCGACTGCACGCCCCGCGCCCTGCTTCAAGCTATCATCAGGGCCGGCCTCCGCGACCGATGCGGGGCATGCAGCCGTTCGGGTCATTGGCCTTCTCCCTCGTAGAACTCGGGCGTGTGGCAGGGCGGCACGGGCAGCCGGGTGATCAGGCTCGCCTCGGCATGGACGGCGAGCCGGTCGTAGCCGCGCGCAATCTCCTGCATCGTGTGCCGCGCTCCGGCGTCGGCGATGTCCTCGGCGATCGCCCGGGCGGCCGCCGCGCGGCTGCGCCAGTGGTTCGGGTCGCTGATGAGCGCCAGCTGTATCGCGGCGGAGCTTGATCGGAGCGTATTCATCCTCGATCCCCGAGACGATTCGCGTCGCGGAAGATACATCGCGCGTGATCTATGTCTACATAAATGTATATATCAGGATACGCGAGGTCCCCTTTTGCACGCGCATGAGGTCGATTTCTAGGAGACCTGCGACGTTCCGACTGTAAAGCGAGGCTTGGCCGTCACCTGGGCCGGCGCATCCGGAACGAGGCGATAATGGTGCCGTAGACCGCGACGCGCTTGCCGTCGACCATCAGCGGCTCACGCAGGCGGGGGTCCGAGCTCGCGGCGACAAGGTAGTAGGGCGGCACGTAGAGGCGGAATACGGTCTCGGCGCTGCCGCGGGAGTAAATCTGCGCGCACACGGCGTCGCCGTCGGCCGGCTTGACGTGCGCATCCACGACCACGACGTCGCCGGGCAGATAGCCGACGTCCTCGAGCGCGCGGGTATTGAGCAGCCACGGCGCGGCGTCGGGGTTATCGCCGACGAGCAGCGCGATGGCGGCGGCGACGGGCTTCGACCGCTGCTCAAGCGCACGCGGCTCGAGCCGGCGGCCCTCCTCGAATCCTTCGATATCCTCGGGCATTTCGTCAGGAGTCAGCAGGCCCGTCGACCGGCTCACCGCGAGCACGGTGACGGGTGAGAGCGTCCCTTTGTCCGCGCTCACGAATCGGGTCAGCAGATTGCTCGAAACCCCGGCCTCGGCGGCAATTCGGCTCAGGCTCTTGCCGGTCGCGCGCTCGACCTCGCGCAGCCAAGCGAGCTGCCTGGCGCGGATCGTCTCCTGCGCGTGGGTTGGAGCGGCCGAAGGGCGTTGGGGCAAGCGCGGGCCATCGTCTGCCTGGTGGACGTAGACACTATGCATGGCGGCGCCGGTCACCGGTATCGACAACATATGGCTTGACACTGCTACTTCGAATCGGATTTTCATCGACATCGATGTAGATGATTCGCGGACCGGAGGGTCCATGCTCGATCCGGCGACGGTGGCGGAGCGTGCGAAAGCAATCCGCCTTTCGACCAAGGCGTTGGCACGGCTGGCGGGGCGGCCGGAAAACACGGTCTCCCGCGCCCTGCTCGGCCGGCACGACACCGGCCTGTCGCTGGTGAGCGCGCTGTCCGGCGGCTGCTGACATATCTCGCGGAGCTGCACGGCCGGTCATCATGGGGCGTGACGGTACGGCGGTCCGGCTAGGCGGCCAAATTCCCGGGCCGGTTGTGTGGATAAGTTATTCACAGGGGTTGGCCGAGGATGCGGAAATATTTTCCCGACCTCTTGACTTTTTGTTGAGGGTGAGGGCGGCGCGCAGTGCAAAGCGGTTGTATTTTGTCTGGTATCCAACGTGACGGCATGACGGACTAGCGACGCGGTGCGTGTGTGCGTCGCGGAAGGCAACGTCTGTGAGTGGGGGAAGACCGATGCTGTTGCGTAAGTTGGTGGATGTCGAGGCAACCAGCGAGGATGTGCGTGACTATCTGCGCTCTCTGATCGTCAAATCGTTTCAGTTCCGTGCTGGCGACGTCGTCCGGCTTCCGGTCGGGCGTGAGGGCGTGGTGCACCTGTATGCGTCCGACGGCACTGTGTGGGTGATGTATGTGGATCCGGGTGGCAGCGTGCGTGGGCAGTGGTTCCGGCTGGAACAGCTCGAGCTCGTCGAGCGCCTGCCGGAGCACTGGCAGGCGACCGAGCTCGGCGAGGCGGCGGCCGCCAGCCTGCTCGAGCTCGAGCGGGTTACGGCATCCGATGCCGAGCGCGCCCGTCGCGAGGCGGACCGGGTGAAGCGCGAGGTCTCGCCGAGCGCCTGGGGAAATCTGCCGAAGCTGGGCAAGAGTCCGGAACGGTAAAAGAAAGGCTCGACCGATGTTCTCCGTTGCGATCGACACCGAACAGGCGCTGGTGCGCCTGGCTCGCGTGGGACTCACGGTGATGGGGGCGATCCGCGCGGTGGGCGCCCGTTCGGCGGAGGAGCTCACCGGCGAGGCGCAGCAGCGCGCCTCGACCGAGGTGGCGGTGCACACCGGCGTCTATGTCGCCTCGATCCATGACTCGTTTGGCGGCACGCGTTCGTCGTTCGTCGCCGAAGTGTTTGCAGACGATCCGATCGTCGCGAAGGTGGTCGAGTTCGGTGCGACGACGCAATCGCACGAGATCATGCCGAAGGGGCGCGTGATCATGTTGCCGGAGGGGCTTGCCGCGCGGGGGCCGACGATCCGGCAGATTTATAACTCGTTCAACACGGTGACGAGCGTGACGCGCAGCTCGGTTCGCTCCGCGGAGGCGGTGTTCGCGAGCGTGGTGCATTCGCCGGGTGCGCACATTCCGGCGCACCATCCTCTGCATAAGGCGCTCGAGGCGAAGGCGGATCAGATAACGGACGATTTTACCAAGTCGGGACTGGATGCGGCGCGCTCGGTCTGACCGGCGCGGCTGAGGGTTCACCAGCGTAATCGTGTTTGTTTGGTCGCGGCCTGCCCGGCGCTGGCGCCTCGGGCGGAGAGGGCTGGCTCATGGCTGATAATCTGGCGATGATCATCGAGCTTGTCGGGATGGCGCGACAAACGCTGGGGTCTCGCGAAGACGGCAAACTCGCGATGCTGCGGGGCGCAGCAGCGTTGCTTGCAGTCGAGATTGCTGCCGTCGTACCGGTGATGGAACTCAAGGCGCTGTCTGCTCCTCGCCGTGCGACTGCTCCTCGTCGTGCAAAGCGCCGCCGGAGCAACGAACGCAAGAGCGAGCCGCCGGCGTCGTTTGATGACGGCGAGGAACGGCCTGGGCCGGCGGCGGTGGCTCTCCGGAAAGATCAGCGGCTGATCGAGATCGATGGCAGCAGCATCACCGCCAGCCTGATGCAGGCGGCGGTGTTTGATCTGCTCATCAAGGCGAAGCCGCATCCAATCCCGTCGCGCGAGATCGCCAAACGCGTCTGGGGCCGAGCGGATGACACATGTCAGGTCACGGCGTGCGCAGTTTGCCGGACTCTGGCCGAACGCGTCGGGGTGCTTGGTCTCAAGATCGTGCACGTCCGCGGTGTTGGATATTCCCTCCAGGAGGCGGCGTGATGGATTTCTGGGAATGGATGCTGTTGTTGAACGGGGCGGCGTTCCTGCTGCTGGGGTGGATATTCTGGCAGCTCGGCCATTGGATGATTGCGATCGAGCGGGAGCTCGACGCGTTTGCGGCCGCTCGCGGCCGCGGCGGATGGCGAGGTGCTGCTGCCGTCGTTCCTGCCGCACCGGGCCGGGCAATGACGCGGCCGCTGTCGCGCGTGCTCGGGGAGATCGTGGGCATAGCCGAACGCCTGCCGGCGGCGACGTCGTCGGCGATCTGGGACCCGCGGTTCGACGAGTTGCGGCTCGAGATCGGCGCGGCCGACCGGCGGCCCGCGGTCGGCGAGCGGCTGACCGATGCGGCGCGGCTGTGGCTCGACGTTGCGAAGCTCTCCGACACGCACCCCGCGCGCGGCACGCAGTGGAAGATGGTCGCCGGCGTGCTGCTGCCGATGGTGCGCGACGATCTGTGGCTGGCGATCAATCAGGAGCGCGAGGAGGCGCGGGACACGCGATGACCAGGCTTGCTCACACCCATGTGCATGGCGCCTCGGCGCGGCGGGTGCTCGACGCGCTGGTGCGGGTGGACACCCTCGCCCGGGTGATCATGGACCGGCCGATCGACCGGGCCCACCAGGCCGAGCTCGAGGAGGTGGCGGGCGAGCTCCACGCCGCGCACGAGCTGGCGATCGGCGAGCGGCCGACCGACACCGCCGACGTGCTCTGCCAGGTGCTCGGCAAGGTGCTGGTGGCCTCCGGCGACTACGAGCTCGACCGCTGGCGCGCCGTCGCGGCGCTGCTCCTCGAGCACCTGCGCCGTGACCTGTCGCGGGCGCGGCGCATCGCGGAGCTGGCGTGATGGCCGGCCTCAATAAGGTACTGCTGATCGGCCATCTCGGCGGCGATCCGGAGATCAGGCGGACCGCGGACGGGCGCCAGGTCGCCCAGTTCTCGTTCGCGACCGGCGAGGCCTGGCGCGACAAGGCGACCGGCGAGCGGCGTGAGCGTACGGAATGGCACCGCGTGGTGATCTTCAATGAGGCGATCGTCGCCATCATCGAGAAATTTCTGAAGAAGGGTTCGAAGGTCTACGTCGATGGCCAGCTCGCGACGCGCAAGTGGAAGGATCAGGCCGGGGTCGAGCGGTGGACCACCGAGGTGGTGCTCACCGCATTCCGCTCGCAGCTCGTGATGCTCGACCGCGCCGAGCGCGCGCCGGCGCCCGATGAGGACGCATACGCGTCCGCCGGGCGCGGCGCCCCTGCCCGTCCGCTCGCGGACGAGATGAACGATGAAATTCCGTTCTGAGGGTTTTGGAGGCGGGGCCAATGGCTCGAATTTATGTGCCGTCGTCGTGGCGTAATTTGCGGCAGCCGGAAATCGTGCTCACTCTTCGTGCGGCAGGTCACCAAGTTTATGATTTCCGCAATCCACCGACGGGAATACGCGGTTTTGCCTGGTCTGAAATAGATCGAGATTGGAAAAGCTGGGATGCGCAGGCGTATCGATATCACCTGCTCACCCACCCCGTTGCTCATCGAGAGTTCGTAACAGACCTGCGCGGCATGCAATGGGCTGATACATGCGTTTTGGTGTTGCCCTGTGGTCGATCCGCACATCTGGAGGCGGGCTGGTTCTGCGGCGCCGGCAAGCGCTGCATCGTCCTTACCTGCGATGGCGAGGAGCCAGAGCTCATGGCTCTGCTTGCCAACGAGATTTGCGTCCATCTCGATGAAGTAGTCGAGGCGTTGCGATGAGCGCGTCGACTGCATTTGAGCGCAGGGATTTTGCCGAGCCGAGCGCGGACGTCGGCGTTTTCTGGGATGATTTTCTGTCCGCGCTGCAGACCTGGCGGGCGATGCAGTTGCGGGAAAGGGTCACGGTCGCGGAAGCGATGCTGGCATTCAACACGACGTTGGATGTCGTGTTGAATGCTGTGAGCGAGGCCTACTGGCTCTTTCTCGAAGGGTCGGGTGTTGATCCGAGCCAGCAGACGATCGAGCTGGAGGGCGAATGAGCGCGGCCCTCGCCGAGGTGATGAGCATCTACCGCGGCTCCGATGGCGCGGCGACGCGGGCACTCTATGCGCGGCTCGACGGGCTCGGCCCGATCGGCGTCGTCGCGGTCAATCTGTTCCGGGCGCAGAAGTGCAGCGAGCGCGCCAAGGCCTATCGCGGCCGCGGCTACAAGGACGCGGCATATGGGATGGACAACCTCGCCGCGGCGCTCGGCGAGCATGCCGCGCCGCTCGGTATCGTCTGGGGCTGGGGCGAGGACGACAAGCAGGCCTTTCATCGTCACGTGCTTTACGTCGAGCTGCCGACCGGCCAGGTGAGCTTCCACACCGACAAACGCGGCGCCGGGCCTGATCATCCGGGCGGGTGGGACGGCATGGCGGGAATGAGCGCGGACCGCATCGTGCGCTGGGTCGGTCGATTGTTGGATGGGGAGGTCGAGAACGCGAAATGAAAATGACGCTCGTATTTGGAGAGGGGTATCAGATAAAGGCGCGCCCGACCCCCACCCCGCCAAGGACTGAGCCATGCCGATAATCACCAAACCAATTAGCGAACGTGCCGGCTGCATCACGGTCGAAAAGCCAGACGATGAACTCCAGCGTGACTTGCGAGCCATGGCCAGTAAGCACGGCCTGATAGGCTGTGTTCTGGTGCAATTCACGCGGGAACGTGTCGGTACACGATCATGGGCGATCAACGACATGGTGTGTAAGGAAATGACCAGACTAGCGGATCGGATCATCACTGACATCGACGATGGCCGACACGATCCGCTGGCACATGCAGAGATCGAGGGAAGTGCGTAGATGACGGACGGCATGGCGGGAATGAGCGCGGACCGCATCGTGCGCTGGGTCGGCCGATTGTTGGAGGCTGCGGCGTGATGGTCGCCTACAGCTTCAAACCGCGGTTTGTCGAGCCGATCCGACTGGGGCTCATTCCCGGCGTCGACCGATTTGAAGGCTGGCTGTTGACCTGGGAACCGCGGCAATGAACGTGCCACGCGGGTCCTCGGCGGTGATGGCGGCGCGGGCGTCGGCGCCGGATGCGCTCGATTACTTTCCGACGCCGCCGTGGGCGACGCGGGCGTTGTGCGAGCACGTGTTGTTCCGGCGGCTGCGCGGGGACGACTGGCCGTGCGTGGTGCGGCGCGATCATCTGATGCCGTTCGCCGACGACGACGGCTGGCCGGACTATCCGACCGGGCTCTCGTGCTGGGAGCCGGCGGCCGGCGCCGGCCACATGGCGGAGGTGCTGCGGGAGTATTTCGTCCGGGTCGAGGCCTCCGACGTGCACGACTACGGCGCGGGCTATCCGGCCGGCTCGTTCGTCGGCGAGGGCCCCGACGTGATGCCGGCACCGCCGGCGGTCGACTGGATCATCACCAACCCGCCGTTCAACCTGGCGCTCGAATTCGCGTTGCGTGCGCTCGCGGTCGCGACCGAGGGCGTGGCGCTGCTGGTGCGCAGCGCCTGGCTCGAGACCGAGGAGCGGCACACGGCGTTGTTTGCTCTGCATCCGCCGGCGGCGGTGGCGCAGTTCTGCGAGCGGGTGCCGATGGTGCAGGGACGCTGGGACCCGGAGGCGTCCTCGGCGACTGCCTATGCCTGGGTGGTGTGGAGCGCCCGGGCGCGGCGGGCGGACGACGGCGGACGGATGACGCGGTTTGTCTGGATACCGCCCGGGCAGCGCCGCGGGCTGACGAAAGAGACCGACCGTGCGCGGTTCGCCGCCGGCGGACGTCCGCAGCAGCGGTCGGCGCCGCCCCGCGCGTCGGGCGTGGTTCCTCCCTCAGCGTCCGGCGATCTGCCGCTGTTTGCAGGATTGTGATTGATGCGCAAGCGCTGGACCGAAGTGGAGATCGAGACCTTGCGGGCGATGCGCGCCTCCGGCTGCCTGTTCGACGAGGTCGCCGCCGCGCTCGGCCACAGCGTCAAGTCGTGCCGGAGCAAATGGAAGAAGATCAATAGTTCGCCGGAGCAGCGCTCGCGCAACCATGCGGGAGTGCAATGCCCGGCGGCGCGCGGCGTTGGGCGCGGGAGCGCCGGGCGTGCCGGTCCGCGACGACGGTCTGTTCCGTCGCATCGAGGCGGTGCGACGTCTGTTGCCGCGCGAGCTGCTCGGCGATCCGCCGGTCGGCCGCTCGGCGCTCGACCGCAAGCGCGGAACCTACGTGTCATGAGCGAAGGTCTCACCCGCATCCGGCTTGCCGACCGGCGGCTGCACATCGCCGCCGAGCTGCGGCACGACATCGGGGTCTATCACTGCGGCTGGGGCTTTCACGCCGACTGGCGGCTCGGCGAGGTGTGGCTGCGCGCGGCCAAGCCAGATTGCATGCTCGACGCGATGGCGTCGGACGGCGCGATCCTTCTCAGCCTGCTGCTGCAGTACGGCGTGTCGATCGACGAGATCAGGGACGGGCTCACGCGCCGGCGCGACGGCTCGGGCGGCGGTCCGCTCGGCGCGCTCCTCGACCTGATCGCGGCCGATTTCGCCACCCATCCGGTCCCCACAGGAGGAGAGTGACATGCAGACGACGGTGGCGTTGCGGATCCTGCATTTCGGCCATGAGGCGCCAGGGGGCCATGCGATGAATGTGAGGTCGGCGGGGCAGCGCCTCGTCGGCATCGAGGAGCTCGCCGCCAATATTGATGCGGTGGGGCTGCTGCAGCCTCTGCACGTGCGCGAGGTCGACGAGGTGCTCTACGTCGCGGACGGCAATCGCCGGCTCGCGGCGCTGCGGCGGCTCTACGGGGTGGACAGCGATTGCGCCGTGCCGGTGTTCTGGGGGACGTCGACCGTCTCCGGACACGAGGTCTCGCTTTCGGCCAACATCGAGCGGCTGCCGCTGCACCCGATCGACCAGTATGAGGCATTTGCGGCGCTCGCGGACCTCACGCCGGCGGCGATCGCCGCGCGCTACGGCATCAAGGAACGGCAGGTGCGCCAGCAGCTCGCGCTCGGCGCGCTCTCGCCGCGGGTGCGGGAGGCGTGGCGGGATGAGAGGATCGACGCACGGGCGGCGCAGGCCTTCACGCTCGTGCCGGGGGATCATGCGACGCAGGACCAGGTGCTCGACCAGCTGCTGGCGGAGAAGATCAATCACTGGGGGTTGCGGGAGGCGCTCGGCGCCGCCGACGTCGAGACGGGCAAGCTGCTGGCGTTCGTCGGGGTCGAGGCTTACCGGGCCGCGGGGGGGTCGGCGGTCGAGGATTTGTTCGGCTCGACGCCGGTGGTATCCGACGCGCCGCTGCTCAAGCGGCTCTCCGGCGAGAAGCTCGAGGCGGAATGCCTCAGGCTGGTCGAGGAGGGTTGGGCCTGGGCGCAGACGCAGCACTCGATGCCGGCGGCCTGGTTTAGTTGGGCGACGAGCGAGCTGCAGTTCACCGCGAAGGAAAAGGCGCGGCTCGAGGAGATCACCCAGGCGATCGAGCGCGCCGATGTGGACTGGGATCAGGAACAAGGGCTTGAGGAGGAGCGCGACCGCATCGAGGCGCAGGCGGAGCTGCGCGGTTATTCGGACCGGCAGAAAGCGAAGAGCGGCTGCGTCCTTTCGGTCGGCATCGACGGAACTCTCGAGATCACATACGGCGTGATCCGGCCCGGCACGGCCGCGGCACCCGAGCGGACGAAGGACAAGGACCCGGGCGCGCTGGCGCTGCGGCTCTCCGAGCAGCTCACCATCGCGGCCGCGGCGGCGCTCGAGCAGGATCCGGACCTCGGCGCCGAAGGCCTTCGCGCTGCGCGCGATCAAGGAGGCGCTCGGGCCCGAGGAGGCGCGCAAGGCGGCCGGCAAGTCCAAGCAGGAGCTCGTCCGGATCGCACTCGACAGCGTCGTCCCGCTGCACACCTGGCTGCCGCCGGAGCTGCGCACGGCCCGGTACGCCGGCGGACGACAGACGACGGACGGCGGAGGGCGGAAGAAGAAGGCTGCGGCGCCGGCGGGGAAGGCAACCAGACAAACCGGCAAACGTGGCGGACGCGGCGGGAAGAAGGCCGCATGACCGCGCCGGTCACCCTGCGCGACATGATCACGGAGGCGCAGATCGAGGCCGCGCGGCTCGAGGTGACGGAAGCCGCGATGGTCAATGCCGGCTTCCGGCAGGAGTGGGACGCGGG